ATGTGTTGGTTTGATGCTGAACGAACGCACGATGGGCTAGAGGCATTAAGGCAATATCAGCGGGAATACGACGAGGACAAGAAAGCATTTAGGCAAACACCCAGGCACGATTGGACAAGCCACCCAGCTGACGCATTTAGGATGTTGGCAATTGCTTGGAGGTTAGAGCCAAAGGTTAAGCCACCAGATGTTGAGAAACCGCTGATTGTTGGGCCTGAGAACACAGTTACATTGAATGATATGTGGGCAACCCACACAACCGTTAGGAGTAGAAGATTATGAGTGGCGTATTAAATCCCTATCGTTATCAGTACGAACATATTGCAGCAAGTGCGTCAGCGCAGGTTTTAGGCGGTACAGGCGCAATTGGTGATTATATTCATCGATTAGTTTGCACAGTTACCACAGCACTGACTTCAACGGTTCAAATCGTTGACGGTACAGGCGCAGGTATTTTGACGCATACTGTGTTGCCAGCTGCGGTTGGCGGCGGTATCGGTGTGTATAACATTGAACTAAATGCAGTGTCTGCAAACGGCGCTTGGAAAATTACAACTGGCGCAGGCGTTGAAGTCATGGCGGTAGGTATCTTTACGCAATGATCGTAGCAAGTGTATTGCGTTCAGGCGGTGATTTTGAACCGAAGCACGTTTATGCGCTGCAAAAGATGTGCGCTAAGTATTTGCCTTCGCATGAATTTGTTTGTTTGTCTGATGTTGATCTAGAGTGCAAAACCATTCCTTTGCTGCATGATTGGGTTGGTTGGTGGGCAAAGATGGAGTTGTTTCGGCTGCCAAGTGCGTTGTACTTTGACTTAGACACGGTGCTGACTGGTGACTGTACGGCAATGATTGAGGCGGCAAAGCAGCACAATTTTGTGATTATGCGTGACGTTTATCGGGGTCAGTACAACCCGAAAGCCATGCAAAGCAGCATGATGTATTGGTCAAAACCTGTTGATTTGTATAACAAGTTTGCTGAATTACAAATGTACGCAGCCGGTGGCGATCAGAGCTATATCGAACACCACATGAAAGACAAGGTAACGTATTGGCAGGATATTACAGATGGGATTGTGAGCTTTAAGGCTGATGTGCTGCCCAAAGGGTTAGACGATGCCAAAGTGGTGATTTTTCACGGCAAACCCCGTCCGTGGGAACAAACAAGGATACTGTATGAAATTGGTTGAAGGCTGGCAAGTACCTGACTTAGACGAGTGCTGCATTAACGCACTATTGGTCGAGCTACCAGACTTGAATGTGAGCTATACCCACATGAACCAGTTTCGCACAGTCATTCAAGCCGGTGGCAATATCGGCGTGTATCCCGCAACAATGGCAAAGCAATTTGAACGTGTCATCACAGTTGAACCTGACAGCCTTAATTACTCTGCTTTGTTGTTAAATACCAAAGGCATAAAGAACATTGAACACGCTCAATCTGCGTTTGGTGACAAAGAAGGCACAGCGTCAGTTGATCACGTTTACCCTGAGAACATAGGGGCGCATCAATTAAAAGCCGGTAATGATGTGCGAGTGATACCTATTGATTACTTTGAAGTGCATGACTGCGATTTCATTCAGTTAGACATTGAAGGTTACGAGCATTTAGCATTGCTTGGGGCTGAAAGAACCATTAAAAAGACGTATCCGGTTATCACTCTTGAGTTGAAAAACTTGGGCAGTCGCTATGGATACACCGACGAGGACACAATCGGATTACTCCAAGGATGGGGCTACGAGATTGTCGGGCGGGTTAACCGTGACGTAATTTTTGCGAGAAACTAAGATGGAAGCATTGACCGGCGTTCAAAAATGGCTAAATACGATCAGCCAATACGACAATGAATTTAAAAAGTGGGAAGGTCGCACCACTAAGATTGTTAAGCGTTACCGTGATGACAACCGCAATCAAAACACCAACGAAACCGCTAAATTCAACATTCTGTGGTCTAACGTACAGACGTTGATCCCTGCCGTATACGCTCGATTGCCAAAGGCAGACGTTGCTAGACGTTTTGGCGATAACGACCCAGTTGCCCGTGTTGCCAGCCAATTGATTGAACGTGCCTTGGACTTTGAAATCGAGCATTACACCGATTTCAGATCGACCATGAAACACGCAGTCGAAGACAGGTTCTTAGGTGGTCGAGGCGTGGCATGGGTTCGGTACGAGCCGCACGTTCGGGCGCAAGATGAACCTGAAGATGGCTATCAAGTAACTGAGGACGTTGACGAGCCTGACGAGCGTGGCGGTCAACAGGTTAAGACTGCAATGCCTGGCGTTGATGGCGCTATGGGCGAGGAAGCCGAACCCCAAGAGGAAATCGAATACGAGTGTGCGCCGACTGATTATGTGCATTGGAAAGACTTTGGTCATTCAGTTGCCCGTACATGGGAAGAAGTCACAAGCGTTTGGCGTTGGGTGTACATGACGAAAGAAAGCCTTGCTGAACGATTTGGCGAGGAAATGGCTAAAAAGATACCTTTGGATGCAGGGCCGGAAACAAACAAGCAGTATTCAACCCAATCCAAAGACTTCACACGAGCTAAAATTTGCGAGATTTGGGACAAAGAAAGCGGCAAAGTGTTTTGGATCAGTAAGAGTTGCCCAGACATACTAGATGAGCGTGATGATCCGCTAGAGCTTGAAAACTTCTTTCCGTGTGCCAAACCTTTGTACGCCACGATGACTTCAGACACGCTTGTACCTGTGCCTGACTTTGTGCTGTATCAAGATCAAGCAACAGAACTAGACATTCTGACTGACCGCATTGACGGGTTAGTTAAAGCATTGCGTGTTCGTGGGGTTTATGACGCATCACAACCCACTTTGCAACGTCTTTTGACTGAAGGCGATAACAACACGCTTATCCCTGTTGATAAGTGGATGGCATTCTCTGAGAAAGGCGGGTTAAGAGGGTCAATTGACTTGTTGCCTTTGGATACCCTTTCAAATGCTCTGTTGCAATGTTATCGGGCAAGAGATGAAATCAAAAACCAAATTTATGAAATCACAGGTATTAGTGACATTGTTCGGGGACAGACAGCAGCTAGTGAAACCGCTACGGCACAACAGATTAAGGGTCAGTATGCAGGACTGCGCTTGCGCTCGATGCAAGAAGATGTTGCCTTGTTTGCGAGTGAGCTATTCCAGTTAAAAGCACAGGTTATCTGCACTAAGTTTCAGCCCACAACAATCCTTATGTACGCTGCCGCACAAAGTATGCAACCGGCAGATCAGGCGCTTATTCCTCAAGCGTTACAGTTGATTCAAAGCAAGCCATTACGATCATTCCGTGTTCAGGTGGATTCGGATAGTTTGGTGCAGATTGATGAAAACCAAAACAAACGTGAACGCACAGAATTCTTGCAAGCAATGGGTGGGTTCTTGACGCAAGCATTGCCAATGGGTCAACAAGCGCCAGAGTTAGTGCCAATGCTTATCGAATTGGTCAAGTTTGGCGTTGGCGCATACAAGAAAGCCGCACCGATTGAGGGTACGATTGACCAAGCTATGCAAGAGTTGCAGAAAAAGCAACAAATGATGGCGCAGCAACCACCACCACCCAATCCTGAAGTGGTTAAGATGCAAGCCGAACAGCAGTTTGAGCAAATGAAGATGCAAGCTCAAGCCCAAAACGAGCAAATGAAGATGCAGGCTACAGCGCAGGCTGAACAATTACGGGCGCAAGCTGATATTCAGGTTGCCCAAGCCAAAGCACAGGCAGATGTTCAGATGCACCAAATGAAATTGCAAGCAGAAACCCAACTTGAGGCGCAAAAACAACAGTATATGCAAGCAATGGAACAAGCCAAGTTGCAAGCCGCTGAACAGCTGGAAAAGTGGAAAACTGAGCTTGAGTCTGCAACCAAGATTATGGTGGCTAGGATTGGGGCGAACCCAGGCTTAGACTTGCCGTTAATGGAGGCTCAAGAGGCTGCAAGCACCAAGATTGCCGCAGAACTAGGTGACAATGTGACGCAAGCCATGAACCGAATGATCCAAATGCACGACAGCATGAGCAATATGCACAACACCGCAATGGATAAAATCAACGGAGTGATGACAGTTATTGCAGCGCCTAAGAAGATTATCCGTGGCGCAGACGGGAGAGCCGCTGGGGTTGAGCTTGCATGAACGGTTACTGGGACACCGGAACGTGGGACGATGCCACATGGGACTATGTGCCTGTCATCGTCGAGATGGATATGCACGATGGCGGTAAACGCAAGAAAGAGGAAGAAGAACACCGCAAAGCAGAGGCAGCAAAGGCAAAAGCAAGGCGAGATGAGGTTTTAGCGTTATTTGAGCAAATAGTAGAGGGTAAACCAAGGATTGCAGAGGAAATTGCAGAACCGTTTGTTGTTGAGGCTACAGCCCAAACGCCAGCGGTCATCAATTACGATGCAATGTTGGCTGACTTAGATCGAGTAAACCGGATTTATAACGAACACATAGAAATGGATGATGAGGACGTTTTAGCTCTGATATGAAGAAAACTTACATATACGTTAATGGTGAATTGGTCGAAAAAGGCTCAAAAGAGCATTACGACAGCCTCGGCCCAATGGTAATGCCAGACATTGCCCCATACAAATCCATGATCGACGGTTCAATGATTACGAGCCGTTCGGTACATCGTGACCACCTACGACAGCATGGCTGCATCGAAGTTGGCAACGAAAAGATGGAAACCAAGTTGCCACCGCCAATTGACACTAGACGGGAAGTCATGCGGCAGCAACTGGGCAACATGACACATAAGCAAGCAAATCAGATTCTTTCACAACTACGCCGTAAATTTACCTAAAGGGGTATGAATGGACAATACTGAACAGCCAGATCGTCGAGAATTACTGTCACAGCAGTTTGACGAGGTTCAGAATGAAACACCCGTCGAGGCAGTAAGGACTCAACCCGAACCCGATCTTGAGCCACCGCCAGAACCACCAGTTTGGGAAAGACCACCGGCATCGTGGAAAAAGGATTATCACGAGGCTTGGACAACAGCTGATCCAAAGCTGAAAGAATACGCTTGGAAACGTGAAGAAGAAATGAAAGCAGGCGTTCAGCCTTTGCTTTCTAAAGCTCAATATGCTGACCAAATGCAGCAAGCAATTGAGCCGTACATGAACAATATCCGTGGTTTAGGCATTGAAGCACCACAGGCAGTTAAAGCCTTGATGGAAGCTGATAACGTCTTGCGCCACGGTTCGCCACAACAAAAACAAGCATATTTTGCACAATTAGCCCAACAGTACGGCATCAATATGGGCGATGTGCAGATTCAGCCGACTGATCCTAACTTTTATGCTATTCAAAACGAGCTTGCACAAGTTCGTGGCGAGGTGTTAAATTGGAAGCAACAGCAGGAAAATGCACAGAATGAAGCACTTTTGAGCGAAATTAACCAGTTTCAATCAAAAGCAGAGTATTTTGAGGAAGCTCGTCCAACAATGATCCAGTTGCTTAACAGCGGCGTGGCAAAGGACTTGGATGATGCGTACCAAAAGGCAATACGCCTAGATAACGACCTGTTTACGAAACATCAGCAAGCCTCACAGGGCGCAGCAGATGCAGCGAAACGGGAACAATCGAACAGGGCAGCGAAAGCGGCTCGGGCGGCAGCGGTCAGCGTTAAAAGTTCCACACCAGGAGCAGCGACGAGTACCAAAGCGCAAGATAGGCGTTCGTTACTCATGGAACAGTTTGACAACATGAACGAGCGTTTTTGATAACCTAATCGGAGATTACTATGGCATTTGCCAATAGCTCGATCAGCGACA